GCAACAGCATTAAAAGGTGTTGTTGGTGGTAAAGCAAGTGGTTCTCAAGTTGCAAAAGGATTAGATAAAGTTGCGGCAGGTGAAACATTACCGCCAAACATTATTAAAGCGATTGCTCCATATGCAACTGCTATTCAAACTATGATGTCAAATCCTCAACTGTTTGGTAAGTTCAAAGCACTTATGAAACAAGCTGAAGCTGGACAGAACCAGCAATAACAATACCTTAAACACCCCTACATAAATAATTGCATGTTACCAAACGTGCAAACTTTAGAGTTCAAAGAACAAGCAGAAGTCTTTACCTACGTATACGAGGATGCCGAAAAGCTGAATCCAATACTAGCGGATAAGATTAGATCTAGAGGCGATGCTCAATATCGCAAAACAAATGTTCAAGCAGACATGACTGAATGGACAATGTTTAAAGATCCTGATTTTGAAAAGATTGTAAATTTTGCTATCGATGTTGTAAAGAACGGCCTCGAACACAAAAACTTAGGTACATACGAAGTTACTGACTGTTGGGGTGCAATATATCAAAAAGGCGATAGTTGTAATGCACACGCACATCATCCTGCTATTTGGAGTTTTGTATATTATGTACAAGCTACTCCAGATGATTCACCGTTAGTGTTTCCTACAAGCGGTAATGCAATCTATCCAAATCCTGGGTTAATGATTGTGTTTCCTGGTTGGGTATCACATAGTGTTCCGGAACAGCAGAGAGATGAAGAACGGATAGTAATAGCAGGTAATTTAACAATTAATCGTCCACAAGCGGAATAAAGTTGTTGACAAACAATAATAGTTCGTGTATAATACATATAACAATTAAGGAGATACTATGAGCGATAGAACATATGGTGCTGAAGAAAAAGCCAAACTAGAAAGATTGGTTAACGAAGGTGTAACCGTTTTACAAGAAGTAGAAGATCTAAATACAGGTCTAAAAGATACTGTAAAAGCAGTAGCAGAAGAACTAGACATTAAGCCTAGTTTGATTAATAAAGCAATTAAGATTGCACAAAAAGGTGAGTGGCATAAAGTTGCTGACGAATTTGATGATTTAGAAACACTAGTAGCCACAGTTGGCAGGGACAAATAAATTTTGAATAGAGCAATCGATTTTTTTAAAACAAGTTATAGGCTAAGTCCTGTTGCATTTTATTGCGAAATGGTTGAGGCATTGTTCTTAATCTCAGCAAGTGCAATACTGAGCTTTACTATACTAGATCCCGCAACAACAATATTTGTACCATTATATTTGGTTGGAAGTCTTTTGGGTATTGTTAGTGCAGTTATTAGACAAGCGGCATTTGTAATTATACTATGTTCTTGGTTCTCAGCAATGAACCTATGGGCATTAATACAGTTGTTTGTAATATGAAATATATGGTTGACATAGATGGAACTATCTGTTATAATAGCAACAGTGAGTATGAATTTAGTGAACCAGACGTACAACGTATACAACATTTTAATAAGTTGTATAATGAAGGCAATGAAATACATTATTGGACTGCTAGAGGCGGTACTACAGGCAGAGATTGGAGTGAGCTTACTAAAGACCAATTTGCGGAGTGGGGTGTGCTATACACAACATTAAGTTTTAGAAAGCCACACTATGACATTTGGATTGATGATAAGGCAAGAGAGGCGAATGAATATTTTAAAGAAGAAGGTAATCGTCGGCCATAAGCGACAGTATTGGTTTTTGTCAGCCCCAAGTGACATGCAAGGAGAAGATATATGAGTTATGTAGACGCACAGTTCGATCGTGATCAAGATGTGATCAGAGTAGTTGAACGAAAAGATGGTAAACGTTCCTACACAGAATACCCAATCAAATATACATTTTATTATAAAGATCAACGTGGTAAGTACAAAAGTATTTACGGTGATCCATTAAGTAGAATTGTTGCTAAAAACACAAAACAGTTTCGTAAAGAACTAGCTATTAACAATACTAAAGAATTGTTTGAAAGTGATATTAATCCAATCTTCCAATGTTTAAGTGAAAACTATTTAAATGTAGATTCGCCTAAGTTGAATGTTGCGTTTTTTGATATTGAGACTGACTTTGATCCTGAACGTGGCTTTGCTGATCCTAGTGATCCGTTTATGCCTATTACTGCTATTAGTGTACACTTACAATGGTTAGATACATTAGTTACATTTGCTATGCCTCCAAAAGGCTTATCTATGGAAGAGGCTCAAGAAGAAGTTAAAGAATTTCCTAACACATACTTGTATGAAAAAGAAGGAGATATGTTAGAAGCATTCCTTGACATTATACAAGATAGTGATATACTTACAGGTTGGAACAGTGAAGGTTATGATATTCCGTATACTGTTAATCGTGTAAAAAGAGTTTTAAGTAAAGATGACACAAGACGTTTTTGTTTATGGAAACAACTTCCTAAGAAACGTGAGTATGAAAAGTATGGGCGTAAAGCTGAAACTTATGACTTAATAGGTAGAGTGCATTTAGATAGTTTAGAATTATATCGTAAGTACACCTATGAAGAACGCCACACATACAGACTTGATGCTATTGGTGAACTTGAGATTGGTGAAAACAAAACTGTATACGAAGGTACATTAGATCAACTTTATAACAACGACTTTAAAACGTTTATTGAATACAATAGACAAGACGTTGCACTACTAGACAAACTAGATAAGAAACTAAAGTTTATTGACCTTAGTAACGAACTAGCACACAGTAACACAGTTTTACTACAAACTACTATGGGTGCAGTTGCAGTTACAGAACAAGCTATTATTAACGAAGCACATCACAGAGGACTACAAGTTCCTAACAGAGTAAAACGTGAGCCTGGTAGTGATCCTGCCGCAGGTGCTTATGTTGCATTTCCTAAAAAAGGTGTACACAAGTGGATTGGTTCAATGGACTTAAACAGTCTGTATCCTAGTGTTATTCGTGCATTGAATATGGATCCAGCAACAGTTGTTGGACAACTACGTCCAGACTTAACTAACGCAATGGTCGAAGATGCAATGACACTACAGAAGAAGTCATTTGCAGGTGCTTGGGAAGGCCGCTTTGGTACTATTGAATACGAAGCAGTTATGGAGCAGAAGAAAGACATTAGTATTACTGTTGACTTTGAAAATGGTGAAAGTGAAATGCTTAGTGGTGCTGAGATATACAAATTAATATTTGATTCGCACAAGCCGTGGATGCTAACTGCTAACGGAACTATCTTAACTAATGAGTTTGATGGAGTTATTCCAGGACTACTTAAACGTTGGTATAGTGAACGTAAAGATTTGCAAAAGCAAAAAGGCAAAGCTATGGATGCCGGTAACAAGATTGAACAAGCGTTTTGGGATAAGCGACAGCTAGTTAAAAAGATTAACTTAAACAGTTTGTATGGTGCTATCCTTAATCCAGGTTGTAGATTCTTTGATCCACGTATTGGACAAAGTACAACACTAACAGGTAGAGCTATTGCAAAACATATGAGTGCAGAAGTAAACAAAGTTATTACAGGCAAGTATGATCATGTAGGCGATAGTATTATATATGGTGATACAGATTCTGTTTACTTTAGTGCCCACCCTGTACTAAAAGAAGATATTGACAAGGGTAGTATTCCTTGGGGTAAAGAAAACGTTCTTAAACTTTATGATCAAATTTGCGAAGAAGCAAATGAAACATTTCCAAAGTTTATGCAAGAAGCATTTCATTGTCCAAAAACTAGGTCGGACGTTATTGCGGCAGGTAGAGAGATTGTTGCAGAGTCAGGATTGTTTATTACAAAGAAACGTTATGCGGCTTTGATTTATGATAACGAAGGCGAACGTATGGACGTCGACGGTAAACTAGGTAAAGTAAAAGCAATGGGTCTTGATCTTAAACGTTCAGATACTCCTGTGTTTATGCAAGAGTTTTTAAGTGAACTATTACTTATGGTACTTACAGATAAGACAGAAACTGAAATACTTGAGAAGATTACAGACTTCCGTACTGCATTTAAGCTACGCCCTGGCTTTGAAAAAGGTTCGCCTAAACGTGCAAATAAGATTGGCGAGTATCAACGTAAAGAAGCAAAGATGGGTAAAGCTACTATGCCTGGACACGTAAGAGCAAGTATTAATTGGAATACACTTAAACGTATGAATGGCGACAAGTATTCACAAGAAATTGTAGATGGTATGAAAGTTATTGTTTGCAAACTAAAACAGAATCCATTAGGATATACAAGTGTTGCGTATCCAACAGACGAACTACGTATTCCAGATTGGTTTAAAGAACTTCCGTTTGATGATGACGCAATGGAATCAACAATTATTGACAACAAACTAGATAACTTAATTGGTGTGTTGAACTACGATATTTCAAGCACACTACAGAACAATACGTTTAGTTCGTTGTTTGACTTCGGAGAATAATATGGCTGTACACGGAATGATAGATTTAGAAACACTAGGCGTTGAGCCAGATAGTGTAATCATAACTCTAGGTGCTATTAAATTCGATCCATATACTAATGAAGATCCACATAGTGGATTGTATCTACGTTGCGACATTGAAGAACAAAGCGAAAAATTAGGCAGAAGTATTGATGACAATACTCTTGCATGGTGGACTAAACAAGATCAAAACATTCAAGACGAAGCATTTGGTGAACATGAAGACCGTGTTAATATGGATCAACTTACAAAAGCAATTAATAAATTCTGTGTAGGAGTTGATCAACTATGGTGCCAAGGTCCGTTGTTTGACTATGCAATATTACAAAACTTATATAAGAATGTTAATAAACCTTGTCCTTGGAACTTTTGGCAGATTAGAGATAGTAGAACTATCTTTAGTATGATGCCTACAGATCCACGTAAAGCAATACAAGAAGAATTACACAACGCCCTAGCTGACTGTTACTATCAAGCTAAGTGTGTACAACAAACGTTTAAAGCATTTGGAGTAACTAAATGAAAATACTACTAACAGGACATAAGGGAATGGTTGGAACAGAGTTGTATACTGCTCTAACTAAAGACCATCGTGTTATTGGTATTGATTTAAAAGATGGTAATAACTTACTAGACTGTTCGTTAGACTTCGAAGTTGATCTAGTAATTCATCTTGCAGGTGAAAGCGGAATACTAAGAAGTTTAAATGAATCCGATTTGTATTTTCAGCATAACGTATTAGCAACTAAAAGATTATTTGACCATTTTAAAAATACTAGAATACTTTATGCTAGTTCTAGTACTGCAAAAGAACCTAATAGAAATCCGTATGCATTAACCAAACACACAGTTGAACGCATTGCACCACAATCAAGTCTAGGTATGAGATTTACAACTATATATAGTAACAACTCAGAACTTAGGCCAAACATGTTAATACCTCGAATTATACGAAATGACGTACCATACGTAACAAATCATAAAAGAGACTTTATTCATGTTGCCGATATTGTAAGTGCAATACTTACATTAATCAAAAACGAAGATGTAAGAGGAGTTATTGATATCGGAACTGGCAAAAGCCAATCACTAAAAAGTATTTTAAAAGAATTTGGAATGAATCCACAACTAAAAATGGATACTCCCAATGAAAGAGCTGATAATGTTGCTGACATATCAGTATTACAAGGCTTGGGTTGGAAAACAACAATTGAGCTAATACAATTCTTAAAAGACAAGAAAGAGCTTGACTTTTCAGAAAAACCTAAATATAATGTATATAACTAATGGAGAAATGTTAAAATGAAAGATATCTTACAAGACGTTGTTGCTCATACACATTCACTAGGATTTTTAACTTTAGTAAAAGTTACTGGTGAAGATGCCGCAACGACAATCGAATCAATGGCAGAAGATAGAAGTGTTATCTTAACTGCTACAACAAAGGCGGCAGTAAACGAATTTAAAGGAACCTTTGGTATGCCTAACTTAGATAAGTTAGCACTACACTTAAAGAATCCTGAGTATCAGAAGCAGTCAAAGATTACTGTAGAACAACAGGAACGTAACGGCGAAACTATGCCTACACACTTACACTTTGAAAATGAAGCAGGTGACTTTGAAAATGATTATCGCTTTATGAACAAAGCAATTATTGATGAAAAACTTAAAACTGTAAAGTTTAAAGGTGCATCATGGGACGTAACTATTGAACCTACAATGGCTTCAATTACTAGAATGAAATTGCAAAGTGCGGCACATTCAGAAGAAACTACATTTACAGTTAAGACTGAAAATGATAACCTAGTGTTTAGTTTTGGTGATGCTTCGCAACACGCAGGTTCATTTGTATTCCAACACGCAGTTGGTAGTGAATTGAAACATGCTTGGAGTTGGCCTGTAGCACAGGTACAAGCTATTTTAAATCTTGATGGTAAAGTAACTATGAAGATTAGTGATCAAGGTGCAATGGCATTAAGTGTTGATAGTGGTTTAGGTCAGTATGACTATATTCTACCAGCACAAACAAAATAAGGACTTTATGACAAGTGTTGATATACATGATGATGACAAAACATTTGAAAATGAACAAAGTACAGTAACCATACCTCTTAAGGAGTATGACAAGTTGAGAGAAAAACAAAAGTATATTACAGACAAAGATATGATATCTGTAGTAGATAAAATTGAAGAACTTGTTAGAGCCCTTAGGAAACATATTGTAAGGACGGACATATAAGTGAATACAGACTTAACAACTGAACAAAAAGATTACGCAACTTTCCTGCCAGCTCTTAGTGGATTCTACGCAACATTCGTAGGCAAACAAAGACGTGAGGAGTACGTGGAGTATAAACGTATACCTAAACACTTTACTAATGGCGTTGAAAGCATGAATTGGCTTAATCCTAGTAAGTCGTTGTTTGAGTACAAATGGTCACTATATTCCGCAGGACATGCCGAACTAGACATTAACAAAGATGCACCCAAAGAAGATATGGTAAGAGATAGAGATCGTAATACTTCTTGGATGCTTGGCGATAGTGGTGGTTTCCAAATAGGTAAAGGTGTGTGGGAAGGTGATTGGAAGAATCCTAATTGCCCTAAAGCAATGAAGAAACGTACACAAGTTCTTGCATGGATGGACGCTTACATGGACTACGGAATGATACTTGATATTCCAGCCTGGGTAGCACGTTCACCAGAAGGTGCAAAAGCAACAGGCATT